ACTTATGTTAGAAAAGGGGTCTCAAAATGCATCTTAGCGCGTCACAACTAAATACATACTCAGAATGTCCGCGAAAATGGTACTTTGCTAACGTACTCAAGAGAATAAAACCTTCAAGCAACGCTATGCTTCAAGGATCACTTTTCCACAAAGCCTTCGAACTCTACTTCAAAGACGGTCTTACTTATGCTGAAGTCGTAGACAAAATCAACACCCTAACCGATGTTAAATCCATCGTTATGAATGTAAACTCAGCATTCAAACTATATCTTGAGAAATATCCAGACAAAATCAAGGATATAATTATTCTTGAGAATAAACCTGCTGTGGAGGTAGGCTTTGATATAAAATATGGCGACGACATCTCGATAATTGGCTTCATAGATTACTTCGAACAGCGTAGAATAAAAAGATATATCACTGACATAAAAGTAACCTCTATGGCCTTAACTGATTGGTATTTTCAAGGCTTCGAGTTAAGTTATCAAACAATGCTATACAGTTATATATGCGCCAAACTCTTTGATAACGTGGCTGGGTTTATTGTTGATGCAGTACAGATAAAAAATCAAGTCAAGGGACTAAAGGTAGAATTCAATACACAATATTTTCCTCTTAGTGTCAATATTGAATCCTTCGAGCGAGAACTTTTTGACATTGCTAGTTATATCCAAGAATATTCATCCAAAGGAGAACAGTATTTCCCCCATTGTTATAGTTCTTGTGTATCTAAGTATGGTAGATGTGATTATTTTAACATATGTACCTCTAAAGAAAAAATACAAATTCCGTATCTTATGGAATCTGATGATTTCGTAGATAAAAAATCACGTAGTGAGAATAAAATATAATGTATGGTAAAGAATTCTTAATATGTCAAGTAATCAAATAACACCAATATGTAATAATTCAAAGGAGTCCTAATGGCCAGAACATCAGATATAACCAATCTAGTTAAACGTGTAATTATCTATGGCCCTAGTGGTTCAGGAAAAACACAACTTGCAGCAACATATCCTAATCCTGTATTTATTGATTTCGACAAAGGTATGCTTACCTTGAAAGATAAAGACATAGAATATTATATAATTAAAAATAAACCAACCATCGATCCAGATGCAATAAAAATAATAGGAGAAAAAAGCGCTCTCAAAGATAACGCGTATCTTAAATCTGCAACACTCATAGAACACTTCGCTAATGTTCTTCGTGAGGATTCTACACTTGTTCTTGATTCCCTTAGCACCTTTAGTAACTATGTCCTAGCTCACGTACTTAAACTAGCCAGGCTAGAAGTTCCCAGGATTCAAGATTGGGGAGCAGCACAAAAGATAATCGAAACAACCGTTGAACTCTTGACCGAGTGTGAATGTAACATTGTATTAGTGGCTCATGAGGAATTTCTTACTGACAAAAAGACTGGTGCTATTCTCCGGATTCTCCCTATGACCATTGGTAAACTAGCAGCAAAGCTTCCTCTTTATTTTGATGAGGTTTATCATACCTATACTGCAAAAGGAGATAAGAAAAATAACTTTACAAAGATTTTTGGTATCGAGACTTCTGGCGACCGTAGAACATGTGCCAAGTCTCGATTAAATTTAACCGCTAACATAGAGTTTCCAACATATGATAAACTCTACGGAAAAGGAGGGAAAAAATAACACCTTAACGTACCTTAACCTTATTTATGGAGTACCGCTATGAAAATTTCATTACCAAAATCGTTAGCAGACATAACAAGTGATTTTGAACCTATCGATCCAGCAACTTACAAACTCGCTGTTACAAATTGTGACCAAAAAATAGGCAATACCTCTGGAAACCCTTATCTTAATATAGAATTTACAGTTCTTGACGACGATGATTTTGAAGGGCGTAAGGTTTTCGATATAATTTCACTTGGAGAATCTTCTCTATGGAAATTAAAACAGTTTGCCGATAGCGCCGGTATTAATATTGACGATGAATTCGACACAGAGGATTTTGTCGGCGAAGAGATTACTGCTGATGTAGGGATCAAAAAAAGTGATGAATTTGGCGACAAAAATTGCGTAATAAAGTATACCTAATACCAATAAATAACAAGGGGCTTAATTGCTCCTTGTTATTTTCGAGGTGTCAAGATGAAAACAAGAAAAGAGTATACATATCATAGTGAAGAAACAAGAGACAACGCCCTTAGAGCCTCTAAATTAAATTTTACAAAATATAGACTCAGTGGTCTTGTTGTAGCACTTACTGATGCTCTCGATAATCAAGATATTACAGATATTGTTGCAACACGACTTCATATTGCGCTCAGAAATATAAACATTGCCCTAGACCATTGGCCCACAGCCTTAAAGGACTAAGTATGAAAATCACAGACATCAAAGTACCCAAACGCTACAGGTCAAACTATGTAAACATAGAATCTTTAGCTATTAGCATTGTAAACAACGGACTATTTAATCCGATAATCATAACACAAGACAATAATCTTAATCAAGGTGGTCGTAGACTCTCGGCCATGCGTCTTATATATGAAGTCGCGCAAGAAAATCCAGATTTCGAGCTAGATGAAGAAACTACAACAATACTCTTAAGCGCACCAAAGGGATTACTTAAAGGTAATCTTGTTAAGGACACCCATTATAGGGTAATGCACATAAATGATCGTCACCAAGAACTTATTTGCGAATTAGAAGAGAATTTCCAGCGTGAAGGTATAACTTGGCAAGATCGGGCCAAACTTATTCGGGCAATCCACACAGAATACCAAGAACTTCATGGTAAAAGTGATAAGAGTGGCGCAGGTTGGTCATTCAACAATACCTCTAAGCACCTTAACTTATCTCCAGCAACACTTTCCCATGATTTCCGCCTCGCAGAAGCCCTTGAATCCGAGGATGAAGATATTATTGGTGCAAAAGACCGAGCATCAGCACTCAAGATCATAATAGCCAAAGCAGAAGAAAAAGTCAATGCAGAAATACACAAACGTGAGTCTGCACGGCTAGCAGAATTCTCTAGCTCCCATAGATTATACAACATGGATGCAATAGAATGCGTCGAGAGCCTTACCAAAGGTGATTTTACCCACGTCATAACTGATCCACCTTATGCTATAGAGTTAGATAAACTCACGCAAGTAAAAGAGTGTGATGATTATCTAGAATTTACAAAAGCCCAATACATCCCGTATATGCTTAACTTATCTAGGGCTCTTTATGAGAAAATGACCACCGGATATTTTGTTTGCTTTTGTGCGCATGAACATTATCACATCCTTGCCAAAGCCATAGAATCCGTAGGTTTTAAGATATCCTCAGTTCCATTAATCTGGTACAAAAAAGGCTCCCCAACCAAGAATCATCACCCAGATCGTCAATTATCCCAACAACAAGAATACGCAGTCGTAGCATGGAAAAGCTTAACCTTCTTAAATGCTCCAGGCAAAGGAAATGTATTCGAGTACACTAGTCACATCGACATAGCTCTTCGATTTCATATCACCCAAAAACCCGTGGAACTAATGAAAGACATTATAAACACTTTTACTAAACCTAGTGAAGTCATTCTTGATTGTTTCATAGGCTCAGGAAGTACTATAAAAGCTTGTCTTGATATGAAACGTGGATTCATTGGTTGTGATAAAAGCGAGTATTTTGAAGATACTAAACTAAGTATAATGCAACATAAGCAAGCGGAGAAATAATATCATGTCATGTTTCAAAGAAGGTGAAATAGTGATGGAAGAGATTTATGACCCTACTAATCCTAGTGTACAATGGGTACCTAGAGTATACTATAAAAATTGTTCTTATGTAAAACTTCGCAAACTTAATCTAAAAGAACAAGGAAGTAAAGAAAAAATTATACTTAAAGAAAAACCCTTTTACATGATTTGGAATCCAGGTAACAAAGCCCCAAAGAAAACGCATTTTAACATAGAATCAGCAAGAACTGAAGTTAAACGTTTAGCTATAGCGAATCCAGGAGAAAAGTTTTATATTCTCAAAAGTATTCTTTGGGCTATAACACCACTAAATACAATAGAATATTGCAACATTTATAATGAAGAGGAATAAATCATGTCTTATGACGATTGGCTTATAGCCCAAGCAGATAAACATATGTACGAAAATACTTCTAATGAAATAGAGTGTTGGAATTGTGGTAACATGGTAGAAGATACAACTCATTGTTCTATTTGCTATGTATTACTTGATGATCCAAGCCTCAAGAAACTGTCTAGGTTAGAAAATGACTTCTAGGATTAAGCTATGAGAATAACAATAATCTTTATACTATTATTTCTTTTCTCCCCACTAATACCCTCAGATATATGTTGGCAACCTCCACATATAGGGCAACATTTCTCATATCCTTACCATAAAACTTTACCTTTGGATTTATTAAGGAAATAATATTATTAATAAGGAACCGTAAAATGATAATAAAAAGAAAAATATTACACAAGTAGAGAAAGCTTTTGATGATATTTCAAAATGTATAATTAACGAAATTTGTGACCAAGGAGATTTTGGGAATTGTAGATGGATATATTATCCACATGATTTAATACTTGGTATTGCTTCTAAATCAAACTTTGATCGTTGGGGTAATAGTAGAGTAATAGAAATAATCCCAGTAATACTTGATCCTAAAGATCCATCACTACTGGAAATACTAACAGGGCTTGAATTGATATTCAAGGAGAAATAATCATGGCAAAGCGTGAATTCTTACTACAAGCACACAAATACAAACCAACTAAACACGATATCTCTGGTTGGTTTATGTCCGAAAAACTAGACGGTATGCGTTGTTTTTGGGACTCAGGTATAACTAGAGGCGACACAGTCTCTAATGTCCCTTGGGCCAACACCGCAAAAGATAAAAGAGAATTTATATCCACTGGACTCTGGACTCGCAAAGGTAAACCTATCTTTGCACCTTCTTGGTGGCTTGATCAACTCCCAACTATACCCTTAGACGGAGAACTTTTCGTTGGCCGGGGAGAACGTCAAACAACTATGTCCTATGTTCGTAAACACAATCCCATAGATAGTGAATGGCGTGAAGTAACTCTTAATGTATTCGATGCTCCATGGCTTCATCATGCAATCTTTGATGGAAGATATTATGATAATAATTGTGATGTAACAATTATAGACGTAACTAATTACCTTCAAAGTCGTGGTTATAATGATTGGTATTTAGAAAATGAGGATTTCTATAGTAAACAAATTCGTTTACAAGGAATTAAAAATCGTAACATTAAGGGCCAAAATATCATAATTCACGAACAACTATTATTATCTGTAGATCCCAAAGTTGTTTCTAGTTTAGTAAATTATAAAATGGATGAAGTTTTAAATCTTGGTGGTGAAGGATTAGTATTCCGTAATCCCAATTCTCTATGGCAACCTCAACGCTCCCATGATGTATTAAAACTAAAACCATACCTTGATTCTGAAGCAACAGTAATTGGATATGTAAGCGGCAAAGAAACAGATCGGGGCTCTAAGCTCCGTGGACTCTTAGGTGCATTGATAGTTGAATACCAAGGAAAAGATTTCGAGCTAAGTGGATTTACTGACCAAGAACGTATTCTAGTACATGAAATGGATAGTGATTTCGGGTTTGACTACGCATGGGATGCCCCTGGAGAAAGAATGCCAATAACTATCATGTCGCATGAATTCCCACGAGGATCAATAGTCACATTCAAATACCGAGAACTAAGTAAAGCCGGGATTCCTATTGAAGCTTCTTATTATCGTAAACATCTTGAATAAAGGTATATATTATGGGTGAATTTTTATTCTTAGACGAACCAGCAAAAAATATTCAAAAGAAACTTAACCAATGGAAACACTCTTATAAACTTAAAATAGTGACATCAAAAATACATTATTCAGCAGAAATTATTGGCCAAGTTGAAATAAATCCTTATATCGCTATCATGTTATACCGTGAACCAATGGATTCTAGCAACCAATGACTTTATTTTATCTGTACCTAGTATCTTAATGATTTTTGTGCTAGGGTAAAAATGAAAAATCGAGTTTTAGGTAAAAATACCCGGCAGAGTCAACCCCGCTATAGGGTATTTTTTGCCTTTAAAATATCACCAGAATACGCCAAAAATCGAAATTCTCGCATTTAAACCTTTTATCAATACCAATACCCTTTAAACGTAAAAAATGCTCTACGTCGATTTTTCGGCCCTCTAAACTCAACAAGGAACACATATATATGCCACCTCTTAAATCCCTTGTTACCAAAACTTTACCAGAAATCCCTGACCATATAACCCCTGGAGCTAAACTTTTACTAGTAGCTACATCTCCCTCTATGGATGAAATAAAGAGCAAAGATTTCTTTTCTTCAAAGGGAAAATTAAAGCTCTTAAAGATGTTATCCCTAGTTGGCTTAACCCGCAACGATGTATCAATAGTAAATATATTTCCATACCACCCAAAAGGAGGAAAACTTGCTGGGATTAGTTACAACGAACACAAAGTACGCTATGAGATATTAAAACGCAAGATTATTTCTCTAAACCCTACACTTATCATTGCTCTCGATGAAGTTCCAATGAAGGCATTAACTGTTGGAGACAACATAACTAAATATCGAGGTAGTGTCCTTGCTTGTACACTAGTCCCAAGCTACAAGGTTTTAATAACCTACGATCCTTATGAAGTATATATAACACCAAAAAATGATTACGAATATCAATATGATTTTCTTCGCATACCAGCGAATTTAAAGTCAAAAACCATTATCCGTAAAACTATAAACATCCACATAGAGGACAATCTTGATGTATTTCGATCTATCTTTCTTGCGCCGTCTTATCTCTCCAATCCTGAAAGCTTGCTTTCTTTTGATATTGAGTGTATTGGTCCCGATCTCGTTTCTATTAGTTTTTCTAGTGATGAAAATTCGGCGTGGGTACTTCCGCTCCACGACTTTAAAATAAATAAGTTTGTAGAAGCTCTTCGGCTTATAAATGATATTCTAAAATCTAAAGTTAAGAAAGTGGCTCAAAATGGTAACTTTGACATTCTTTACCTCGGTTATTATTATAATATAAAAGTCTGTAATTTCCATTTCGACACTATGCTCGCGCAACACTCGCTTTATTCCAACACACCAAAGGGCCTAGACTTCCTCGCTAGTATCTACACCAATGAACCTTATTGGAAAGACGAAGGTAAACAATGGAAATCTAAGAATATCAACTGGAAAGAATTTTATGAATACAATGGTAAAGATTCTGTAAATACCCTAGAAATAGCCACCGCTCAATTACCACTTCTCCACGAACGCAAAGTATATAATATCTTTCTCCGTTCTATGGCTCTATGTTATTCTATGATAACTATTGAATGGCATGGTATGTTAGTGGATAAAAAAATCCAACAAACGCTTTGTGATGAAAATGCTGAAATATATCGTAAACTTGAACTTGTATTTCATACTTTCGTAGGCTATGAATTAAATGTAAAATCACCTAAACAAGTGGCAAAGTATCTTTATGAAGAACTTAAATTACCAAAGAAATATAAAAAAGGTAAACTTACTACAGGTGAGGATGCGTTAAATTCTTTACTTATTGCTGGTGGTACAGTTATACGCTTGATACTTCTTCTTCGGGATTACGGCAAACGTGATACATTTTATAACATAAAAATATCTCCTGATGGTCGAGCCAGGACTACACTTAAAATTGGAGGTACAGAAACAGGTCGCCTTAGCTCATCCAAGAGCATCACCGGCACAGGTAGTAATTATCAAAATCAACCACCTAGAGCCAGAAGGCTTTATGTCCCTGACCCAGGGCATCTTATGATAAACGTAGACTATTCCAAAGCTGAATCTTGGATTGTTGCTCACTTGGCCAATGATCAACAAATGATAGACGCTCTTAATGGGCCAGATTTTCACGTAGTAAACGCCTCTAATATCCTTAACTTACCAGTAGATAAAATAACTAAGAAAGAACGCCAAATAGGAAAGAAGATCTCTCACGCTTGTAATTATGGTGTAACGGCATTCACGTTCCAAAAGGCTCTCGCTAAAGAAGGATATAAATACTCTAAATCCCAATGTCAAGATCTACTAGATGCTTATTTTATAGCATATCCTAAAGTCAAAGCTTTCCAAGCATCCATTCGTACACAATTATCACGTACTATGTCCTTGACTAATATTTTCGGCCGCAAGATAACATACTTTGCTCATTGGGGTGATAATCTATTCCGTTCAGCATATTCATATATTCCACAAGGTTCAGTAGGTGATATGACCAACCAAGGGCTTAAGAATATCTATGACGAATTATCTTTACCCGTAGACATTCTCCTACAGATTCATGACGCTGTTCTAATGCAGGTAAAATACCCACTTATAACACAAGAACTCATAGATACTATCCATGATCTTATGAGCTTTGAGATAACTATTAAACAGCATAAAATTAAAATCCCTGTGGATGTAGATATTGGGCCAAATTGGTACAACCTATATCCTTGGGATAATTATCGTAATAACTTTACTTGGTATGATAAACAAATGGAGGAAAAATGAAAGACGCTCAACTAGCATTTAAAATAAAATTACTAGAGCAAGGCCTAGATCCCAAGCTCATGTATCCCATCACCATAGTTCCAGAACTCTTGGATTTATATGACCACGATAAACTAATCTTAGCGCTTAACTTCATGGCTCCTAACGTAGCCCCTAAAACCACAAGCATATGCTTACGTCCAGTGATCTATGATATTATTCGTTTCAAGGCATATTCCTCTAGCCATTTTATAACAGACTATATAAATACTTTACTTGAATCCGAGATAAAACAAGACTTAAAAAACGAAATCCTAAATCGGATGGAAAAGATCTTCACTCGGTATATTGTATGAACATAATAGAAGAGTATCTTAAATATACTTGTTTTAGTGAATCCCCTCAAGCATATCACAAATGGGGTTGTTTATCCACGATTGCAGGAATTATAGGTAAGAAGTGTTGGATTGAATTTAACTACTTTACCACGTATCCAAATATCTACATAATCCTAGTATCGCTTCCTGGCGTAGGACGTAAATCTACAACTATCGCTATTAGTGAAGCAATGGTAAGAGAATCCGAAGCACTTATAAATATAAAACGAGATTCCTTGACTCCACAAGCTCTGATGATAGATATGGCAGAAGCATATGTATCCTACGAGGCTCCAGATGGTACAAAGTATGGCAGTTCTCCACTTACCATATATTCCAATGAACTTTTATCCTTGTTAAACTCTGGTATGGGTATGGTAGAATTCTTAACAGATATTTATGACTCCAAAGACAGTTGGGAATATAAAACCAAGAACAAAGGATCATTAATTGTTGACTCTCCTTGTCTCAATGTAATTGGTTGTATGACAACTGATGTATTTGCATCTAAGATTCTTCGAGAAGCCGTAGCCGGAGGTTTCATGTCACGCAGCGTTATAGTTTATGCCAATGATATGAAACCAATATCACCATTTCAAAAACCCACCGGTGATGCACTTGCAGCTAGACAACGAGTAATTGATAGGTTTTCTGAAATAAAGAATATATATGGCGAAGTATTATTCACTGTCGAGGCTAAAGATATATATGAAGATTGGTATTTAACTGAGTTTGCGCCTAACTCATTAATAAAAAAGAATATGGAATTTAAATCCAGAAAACATATCCACGTAGCCAAGGCAGCAATGCTCATAGCCATAGGAGATCTAACTACTACAATACAATTAAAACACTTGACCCAAGCCTTTGAACTTCTTGATGAAGTTGAACATTATATGCGTCTTGTCCATATGGCATCAGGAGGATCAAAATACAGTGAATCTCAATTAAAACTCCTAGCCAGTATAAACACTTTTGGTGAGGTAACAGAGAAGGAATTACTATCTGTGTATATGGGAGACATGACTTTGGAGGAATTCAAAGAACAGATTGAACTCATGCTTCGAGTAGAATTTGTAACCGTTGGTATTAATAAAGATGAAGAAACTTGTCTACGTATAACCCCTAAAGGCACGGAGATATTTTTAAATTATGGATAATAATATAGCTTATTTAGCAGCTAAATAACACCTTAATAGTAAAGGATATAAGAATGGATTACAGTGAAAAAACAAAATTCATAGCAGAAAAACGCATTCTTAAGAGAGACTTGAGTGGCAACATTATCGAGACAATCCCAGAAATGTTTCAACGAGTTTCATCATTCCTTAGTAGTAATGAAGAGGAAAATCAAGAATACTTTGATACAATGTCAAATCTTGACTTCCTTCCCAATTCTCCATGCTTAGTCAACGCTGGTAATGAGAACGCAAATCTAAGTGCTTGTTTTGTTCTTGGTATAGAAGACAGTATAGAAAGTATATATTCTACTCTTAAAGATTGTGCGTATGTTCATAAGTCCGGCGGTGGTACAGGATTTGATTTCTCAAATCTTCGCCCAGAAAACTCTATAGTATCTTCTACAAGTGGCGTAGCATCCGGGCCAGTGAGTTTTATGACTCTTTATGACGCATCAACCGAAGCCATTAAACAAGGTGGAGTAAGGCGTGGTGCAAATATAGGAGTTTTGCGTGTAGATCACCCAGACATAGAAAAGTTTATAACATGTAAATCAGGTAATAATCTAACAAATTTTAATGTTTCTGTCGGTATCACTGATGAGTTCATGGAGGCAGTATTTCACAACAAAAGTTTTCAGCTTAAGTTTGAAGGGGAAAAAACACAAATTAAAGCGGTTGATCTTTGGAATAAACTTATCAAAAATGCTTTTGAAACTGGTGATCCAGGAATTATTTTTATAGACAAGATAAATAAACTTAATCCTATGATCGGAGATGAATTCTATATTACAGCTACAAATCCTTGCGGTGAAGTTCCATTATCTATCAACGAAGTTTGTGTACTTGGTTCAATTAACTGGAGTAACATGCTTACTGAAGATGGTGAGATAAACATAAAAAAACTCAGAATCACGACTCGTATCGGTGTAAAAATGCTGAATAGCATTATCGACAAAGGTTCTTATCCTAATAATGCTATACGCAAGAAAGTATTTCTTACACGTAAAATTGGTCTTGGAGTTATGGGAGTTGCAGATTTCTTTATTAAACTCAAAATGATTTATGGCTCTGAAGAATCCTTAGACATAGTTAACGAAATGAATCAAATAATGCTTGAGGAGTGTGTACTTGCATCCCATGAATACCCTACAACATTCTCAGCCATAGATAAATACTCTCCCCCACCACATATCATAGCAATACTCGAAAAACTAAATATACAAAACTATACTCCGGCAAATGCAACCTTAATGACAATAGCACCAACCGGCACTCTTTCGATGCTTGCAAATTGCTCCTCTGGTATAGAACCAGTATTCTTTTTAGAGACTATTGAAAATCGTGTCGATGCTAATATCCAATATACACATCCAATATATGCAGAGTTTAAACAGAATCATCCAACACTTCGTATTCCATCTTATTTTATTACATCTCATGAGATTGATGTAGATTCTCATATTCAAATGCAAGCAACTTTTCAACGTTATATATGTAATGCAGTATCAAAAACAATCAACCTTCCCAGTACTTCCACTATAGCAGATATAGACAAAGCCTATAAAGAAGCTTATATGCTAGGGTGTAAAGGAGTCACGGCATATATTGATGGTAGTATTGAAAACCAAACCATCGAAGGCTCAAGTTCTTATGCTAATAAAGATAAATACATAGAACCTATTAAACGTCCAGAATCATTGGAGGGCACAACCCATGAGATAAAAACAGGTTTTGGACCACTTTATGTTACTATAAATTGTGTCGATGGCAATCCTTTCGAGGTATTATGTACCATAGGTAAATCTGGCGCAAGTGAAAATGCCAAAGCGGAGGCCGTGGGTAAATTAATATCTTTGGCTCTTAGATGTGGTATATCTCTCCAGCACATTATAGAACAAATAGATGGCATAGTAGGTTCCAAGAGTCACTTTAGCGATTATGGACTAGTTACTTCTATTCCAGACGCCATAGCTAAAGTTTTAATTAATAAGGTATTAGGAGGTCTTGAGGTAACACGTGTAGTAGGGATGCAAAAATGTGTTGATTGTAATTCAATAGCACTTGTATACGAAGGTAGTTGTTTAGTATGCCAATCTTGTGGCTGGAAATCATGTGGGGAATAACCTATTAACTAAGGAGAATAATCATGGCAGTAATTAAAGATTCAAAAGGTAAAATCATTACGACATCTAGTATCTCAAGTACACTAGCAACCAAAATGGCTGCAGCCATACTAGATAATCTTAAACATCGTGTCGGTCTTGGAGACGACATTCGCAAGATTTCTGATATAATTTTAATCTCTATGCAAAAAGATATAGCGGATATCATTATATCTATTGGAGATAAAAGTGAATAAATATCTATGGATAGACACAGAAACAACTGGACTTAGCCACAAAACCCACGGTATAATATCCCTAGCGGGGTTCTATGAAACCCATACCGGAAAGATAAGCGATGGATTTAATTTTCATTGTCAACCGCATCCAAAAGATAAAATAGACCAGCGAGCCTTAGATATCAATGGTATAACAATGAGTGAAATTTCTGAATTTCCGGAATCATCAGATGTAATTGCAGCAGTAGAAAAGATCTTTAGTTCTTTGGTAGACAAATACGATAAAAAAGACAAGATGATTCTTGCAGGTTACAATACAAAATTTGATATGCGTTTCCTTGCTGAATGGTTTTATAAGCACGATAATAATTATTTCTATTCTTATTTTCACAAGGAACCTTTGGATGTATTAGCAATGGTTCGTAAATATTTTAAAGTCCAACAAACAAAGCCACCAAACAACAAACTTACTACCGTTGCAGATTTCTTTGGTATCGAGTTTGATGCTCATGACGCTCTAGCAGATATTATTGCAACATATAAAGTCTATAATAAAATAGCGCCATTTTTTGGCATAACTCCAATTGGAGACATTTAATGTTTACTTCTGGAAAAACATGTATAACCTGTTTAAATCCTAAACCACAAAATAGATTCTATTCTATTAGTGATTCTAGTTGTAAGATTTGTCGCACACTTATAAAAAAGGGTATAATATTATCCAAACGTACTACAGTATCACGAGAAACATTATATAATAACACCAATCCTTATAGGTGTGTTACATGTGGAAAATATTATCCTTGGGATAGTTTTCCCATTAATTCCTTTGAATGTATTCATTGTAATGAAATGCGTCACGAGATAGAATATGCACAATACAAAGGGTTTAATATGAAAATTGTGTGCTTAGTATGTGAGAAGGAAAAAGATGTGCAGTTATTTCCCAATGGTGGATTTATATGCAAAACTTGTATCTATAAAACCAATAGATATAAAAAGAAGTCGAGGTGAAATAATGGGTAAAGGCAAAAGTGTAATACTTATAACAATGCTTATTATTGAATGTTTTATATGTTGAGACGACTAAAGGAATAATTATGTCTGATCAAATAAACCACCCTAGTCACTATACTTCTCATCCAAGTGGCATAGAATGTATACAAATAACAGAACACATGGGATTTAATTTAGGTAACGCGTTTAAATATATTTGGCGATGTGATTTAAAGCATGATACTATAAAGGATCTTAAAAAAGCTATTTTTTATATACAACGAGAAATTGATAAGAGGGAGAAATAATATGGCGTCAATTAGCACCATAATATAATAATTATAAGGAAAATAATATGAAAGTACAACTAACAAGCTATACTTTTGAGCCAGATCTCGCATGTATGCGAGCAGCAATAATGTGTCGCAACTCTGACCCGTCGATGGGTGTTCTAAAGAGAGCGTTAGCCACCGGTCATGATAGTTTGCTCGAACACGCTATTTTTACATTCGAGATTATTGATGTCTCAAGAGCTTTAAGTCACCAGCTTGTCCGACATAGGATAGCCTCATTTGCACAACAGAGCCAGCGCCATGTCAAGTTAAGAGATGGGCATGATTGGTACGTGGCACCACCAACAGCTACGCCGGGTTTTCACATGGCAATTGAGTTTGCCCGACAAGCTTATCTACAAGCCGTTGATGCCTGTATGCCTTTGGAGGATGCCAGATATTTATTACCTAATGCCACGAAGACCAGCCTTGTCGCAACAATGAATGCCAGATCACTACATAACTTTTTTGCTTTACGATGCTGCAATCGGGCACAATGGGAGATTAGGGAAATGGCTGATAAGATGCTCCACCATTGTAAAAGAGTTGCTCCTGTGATCTTTGAAGGTGCCGGTAAGCAGTGTGCAACTTGTAAAGATCCTTGTAAGATTAAAGAAAAGGAGGAGGAACGAGATGGTCAATGGTCATGTAAATAATAGGGGTGTCTTACCTTGTCCTTTTTGCGGGGATATACCAAAAGTAGAAATATGCACACACAACTCAGTGAAAGCAGATTCTTGGTATATTTGTACTTCAATTGGATGGGTTTCTTGAGCGGGTTACATTCAGCGAAAGAGTCTTCCGTGTCTTAACCACATAACTATTACTTATCAGGGTAAAACGCTCTGATATTAGAAAATTAAGATACTCAACCACAAAAAGATAGGGGAAATAAAATGTCATATTTAGATGGAATAGAAAAAGGTGATCAATTATGGGATTCTCTTGCCAATGAATGGTTGAGAGTAACCCAGATTGATGATAACGGCGATTACCCCGTAAGATTCATAATGGGTCATGGTTGTAGTACAATGGATGGTTGTCAGGAAATTTCTGATAAAAATCCCCGCTATCTCTGGGATAGAGTAGAAGTTACTTTGCCACCGAAGCCAACGCGGGTGATAAGGAAAACAGGATGGGCTGTTGTTAACACGCGGCACTTATATAATACGTTTGATCAAGCTGAAGAAGCCGCAGGAAATGATAGTCTTTGCAAGGTTGTTTTTGCAGTAATGGGAGGA